CGGCGTCGACTTGTTCGACGGAGCCGTCGCGCCAGCGCGCCAGATATCCACCGGCTCGCCCTGGACGCTGTACTCGATCGCGATGAAGGACGGCTGCCCCTCGTTGCGCGCATCGACTGGCGTGATCGTGCCAGTGCTGTCGCCCACGCTGGAGTCGAACTGCACGACCGCCTCCCAAACGTAGCCGCCGTCGTCCACCTGCTTCAGGTCGAACCCGACCTGGCGCAGGCGGCCCGCGAAGTAAATGGCGCTGCCAGAAACGCCAGCGCCGTCCAGTTCATCGAGCGCGCCGCTGCTGCCGCCCATGTCAGACGGGCCAAGCTTCGCGTTCACGTTCGTGTCCGACATGATCTGACCGGCGTTCAGCTGCGCGCCGGCATCGTCTCGGATGACGTATGCGCTTGACCCTTGCCACTTGCCGCGGTCAAAACTGATGCTGGTGCCGTTGGGCTTCTGGGCGATCGTAATAGCCATCAGGGTGCTCCTGCTGCGAGGGGTGCGGTGTTCCTTGCGACCTGCTGCACGGCGACCCGGATGGCATCCTGCGTCGGCATCATGCGCTCCAGGCTGAAGGAGGACATGCCAGAGACCTTCACGCCGCCGATAGCCGTGTTCAGGCTCTCGACGTTGCTGAAGCCCATCATGCGCTGCAGGCGCTGCGTCGCGTCGGCGGTCTGCTTTTGGGCCTCCATTGCGTCGTGGAGTTCCCACGCCTTAGCGGCCTTCTCGCCCATGATGCCGAGGCTGTCGAGCTGCTTCTGGAACAGATCATGCTCGGACATGATCGAGGCGTCGTAGGCGTTCTGCAGATCGCGCATGAAATCGACGCGATCCTTTTCGCGCTCGTTCAGATCGTCCTGCACCATCAGAGAGATTTCGTCCATTTCCTGAATCTCAGCCATGATCTGCTCGTACTCGGCCCACTGCTCCTTGATGATCCGCGCCTGCTCGGCGGCCTGATCCTGTGCCGCGTTCACCTTCTCTAGGGCGGCTGCTGCGGCTCGCTGGGCTTCAGCGATTGCCTTGCCGTCCGAGCCGGCCTTGACCATCGCTTCGCTGATCTTTGCGATTACGTCCTTGCGCTCGTACTGCCGTTCGAGAGCCAGACGCTCGTCTTCTGACGATGCGCTGATGAGAGCGGCCTGCCGTTCGTACTGCTTGGTGATGTCGGCAGCAATCTGCGCAGCTGAAGCCTGCTGCTTCTGCTTGTCGATGGCAACGTCTTGGCGTCCTGATGCGTTGCCGCTGTAGAACATGTCTTGCATGAAGCCAGCGATACCGCCGCCGCTCGAAATCCTCGATGCCTCTGAGGACTTCTGCTTGTCGGCGTATTGATCGAACGCCGGGCCAGTGAACGAAGCCAGCGCCTCGCCGAGAGCGCCCGCGACAGGAGCAGACTTCAGGCCGTCTGCGATGCCATTGGCCAGCGCGTAGCCGATGTTGACTCCGACAGACCCGAAGGCGTTGGTCTTCAGGTTCTCGCTGATCGACCGCACCATCGTGTCGGCCATCCCGATGCCGAACACGCCGACGATCGACTTCATCATCGCCTTCGAGTAGGTGCTGCCTGCCTTCTGCAAGATGCGCCCGATCTGCCCGCCCATCATGTCCGTCCGGCGCACCACCTTCTCGGTGGCCGCCATGTACTCGCCCGTCTCCAGCACCATGCGCGCGGTCAATGATCCGATGACACCCATCACGCACCGTCCTTCCATTTGGGCTTGACGCCGAACGCCTGGGCCAGCATTTCAGCCATCGCTTCGGGCGACTGCTTCGGCCGCTCCACGAACGGCATGAAGTCCTGCGGCTTGAACGCCGCGGCCTTACTGGATCGGTGGCAGTTGGCGACCGTGGCCGCGACAATCCCAGAGCGCAGGTCTGCGCGCTGGTTGCCGATCGGGCCGTCGATGGCCTCGAACGCCTGCCACTCAGTCAGTTCTCTGCCGCTCAAAGTCTCCTCCAGTTCAGACACGGTCTTCCCGAGCGCCAGCGCCAGCCGAAACAGAAACTGCCTCAGCGGGCGCTCTCGGAGTTTTTTTCGATCGTTTCCTTGTCCTGCGACCCGAGGCCACTCAGCCGAGCCGCCACGTCGTAGAGCCCGTCGATCACCTGCGCCGGCAGTTCGCCGAGCAGCTCGATGTCGCCAGAGCCGAACAGCGGCTTGCCGTCGTCGAACAGGCACAGCGCCACGAGGGAGGCCCGCACGTTGCGCACGGTCTTGCCCTTGCTCTGGTAGATCCGCTGCTCCCACTCGTCGCGCCCGGCGGCGGTGAGGCCGCGTACTTCGACCTCACCGACGCCGGGGACATTCACGACCTCACTGGGCACCGTTGCCTTGAGCCCGAGAAACTTGGTCTTCAGGTCGCTCATGGTTAGGCCAGGGTCACGGCGCCGGTGATCTTCATGGTGAACGACGCGGTGAGCGCCGAATCCATTCCGGCCTTCGCCGAGTAGTCGGTCACGAAGCAGTTGCCGGAGGCGGTGTGCGTCGTGCCAGTAGCGCCGAAGGTGAGCGTGAAAGCCTTCGATGTAGGCGGCGTCGCTGTTGCGGTGTCGTCGAGCGAATCCCAGAGCGAGCTGTGCGCGCTGAGGACGTTCACTTCCATCGAGATCGTGCCGCTGTCGATCAGGCCGGCGACGAACTTGCGATGGCGGTCGGCGAGCGTGGTCACGTCGATGGTGTTGAGCTTCATTCCGTCGAGGTTGACGCTGAGAACTTCGGCGATGGCTCCGCCGATCGAGACGGTGGTGCCGAACGTGGGCACCGCTGCGGTGATTCCTGGCATGGTGTGATCCTCCTAAATGATCAAGGAACGCCACCACCGGGCTCGGTGATGGTCGTGGGTGAAACGGAGCTGGAGCGGTACGTCGCTTCCAGCGTGACGCTTGTGATGTGAATGCCGGTCTCGGTGGCCTCGCTGCCCACGTCGTACTGGCTGGTGATCCCGGTCTCGCGGATCTCGAAGATCGTCACGCTCCGGGCTTGGCCGCTTGCGCCGTGCATCTTGACTCGCACGGCCTCGGCGATCTGCCGCGACACCTTCAGCGTCGAGGCGATGCAGTCCACCTCGACGGTGAACTTGCGCAGGCAGTCCGTGCGGCCGAAGGTCGGCGACACGTTCGCATCCTGCCCCGTGGTGAGCACGATGGCTGGCAGCGTGGTGGTGTCGCGGAACGCGGTGAAGATGCGCGTGGAAACCAGCGCCGTGACGCTGGTCGATTGCGTCAGGGCATCGCGGACGGCTGCGACGATCGCCTGGCTGCTCACGACTTCACCCCCGCGCGCGCAGCGGCTTGCGCCACGGCCCGCTCAAATGCCGCCGGCATCTTCTGATTCAGCTGCGCCACGGCTCCATTCGCCCAGCGCTTCAGCATCAGCAGGCCCGCGCGCCAGCCGGTGTAGTTGCGGGTGCCCTTGTATCGGCCCTTCTCGATCAGGTGGATGCCAGGGCCGAACGCCTTGATGCGCAGGAAGAAGCCTTCCGACTTCTTCAGCTTGGCGACCTTGAAGCCGAAGCCTTCCTGCGTCAGCGTGCGCACGGCCAGTGCGCGAGAGAACCCGACGGGCAGACCCTGCTGCCGGCGGCGGCTCCACCAGCGGTGCTGCATCGCGCGCTTCAGGGATTCGTTGTCGTGCTTGCCCTTCTTCGCCTGGTAGTAGTGCATCAGCCCGTTGCGGGTAGGGCGGCCGATGTCTTCCAGAACTTCAAGGATCAGCGGCGCGAGGGTCTCTTCATTCAGCGAACGGATCGCATCCTTGAGCTCGGGCATGCCCTCGATCAGGTACTTCTGCAGGTTCGACGTGCGGCCGGAGCGTGCCATCAGGTCACGATCTCCCGGCACATCAGGTCGAGGTACTGCCGTCGCTCCTGCCAGTCCACGACCGTCACGACCTCCCATGTGCGCGACACCATGCCCTGCTCGTCGCTAACGGTGCGAAGCTGGCTGCGGTGGCTGATGATGGGATTCCAGCGCATGCGGATGCGGTGCGTGACTATTTGGTTTAGCGCACGATGGTTTGTCTTCTCGTCTGCGCTCGCGTCGTTGATCGCGGCGAACAGGATCGTGCCGCTGCCGGCGGCGTTCACGGTGCGCACGGGCTGGCCGTACTCGTCGGTGCTTGTGGACGCGCCCAGCATTTCAAGCGGCGTGCGCATGTAGCCCGGATTCACTGATAGTCCCCCGAGTGGTACTGCACGATCAGGCGCTCGACGGTGCGCGGGATCTCGTAGAGCTGCGTGGGGCCGACGGCGGTGCGGTTGTCGTACAGGTGCGCAGCCTGCAGCAGCACGGCGTGGCGCAGGGCGGCGGGGATGTTGGCGCTGGCTGCGCCATAGCCCGCGGTGAAGTTCACCGTCACGTCGAGCGCGCCAGTGCCCAGCGTGGCCGGCCAGGAGGAGGTGCTCTTCAGCACGACGCGGCCGATGTTGTCCACCGAGTAGGCGTGGTACTCGCTGCTCGCCAGGGTCTGCGTCGCGCCGGCGGTGTCGGTGTAGGTGATGCTGGAGACGCTCAGCCAGGGCGAGCGGGGCAGGATGATCTGCCCGGACGCGGGGAACTCCTCCAGCTGGTAGGAGAACGCCCGCGTGATCAGGGCACGCCGGGTCTCGTTCTCGATGCACTGCGTGGCCGTGAGCACGAGCGTGGCGATGTATGCGTCGTCCTGCGCGTGATAGACACGCGCGTGCGTCTTCAGGTCGCTGGTGCTCACGGCCGCGGTAACTGCGCCTGCGTCGGTCAGGTTCGTCCTCATCGCTTGGCTGCCTTCCTCGTCGCCTTGCAACAGTCGGGCTTCACGCAGGCTTCAGGCTGGTCTGGGTGGGCCTCGGCGCGTTCGGCGAGCCCGGTGGCGATCAGCTCGATCGCGGTGCGCTCGTCGACGGTGATCAAGTCGCCAGGCGCATGCACGGCCTGCTGGACGATGAATGGCTGGATGACTCGCACGGTCTTCATGTTTGGAAATCCGCCCGGGGGCTTTCGCCCCCGAGCGGTGTGGGTTCAGGTCAGTGATCAGGTGGAGCTGGTGCTCAGGTAGCGGAAGGCGTTCACGTTGGTGACCGTGAAATCGACTCGGCTCTGCGCGTAGTAGCCACTTTGGTTGCTTTCCGCATAGCGCTCGCGCAGCACCTTGAGGGTGTAGCCGTTGCGCTCGCCGATCACGGCGTAATCGAACGCACCGATGCAAGCCAGCTTGGCGGGGTTGCTCGTGGTGCCAGCCGTTGCCACCGCATGCGAAGCGTAGATCGGGATGCCCATGAAACGATCGGGCTCGCCGAGCACGCCGCTGGGCTGCCAGAAGTAGGTCGTGGTCGAGCTGCTGATGATCGCCAGCCTGCGCAGGTTCTGCAGGAAGGTGTCGCTGCAGACGATCGCGCAGCTGGGGTGCATGCGGTACTCGCGCGGCAGGCTGTACACGAACTCGATCACGTCAGCGATGGCGTAAGTCGGACTGGCAGCCGTGCCGGCAAAAGCCTTACCGTCTGCGATCAGGTTCTGGCCGGTGCTGGTGTAGTTGAACAGGCCGCGGGGGTTCGGTGCCGCTGCGCTGCCGGCGATGAAGCCGTTCTCTTCCACCTCGGCAAACTTGCGGGCGAACTGCTCCGTCAGGATCGACTCGATCGAGAAGCCGGGGCCACGAGCGGGGGCGTCTTCGATCAGTTCGTTCGAGACCAGCGCAAGGCCAGCCAGGCGACGAGGCTGCAGCGTGCGTGCAGCGAACGTGCCAGTGCTGTCGCTTGCAGCTCCGGCCTCGGACAGGAACGATGCGCCGACCAGACCCGTTTCGATCGCGATCTCGCGCTTGAACGAGCCGAGCGGCATCACCTTGCAGAGCTTGCGCATGATGCACATCTGCTGCAGGCGCTTGGCCAGCTCCTGGTGGAACTCAGTCGGGGGCAGAACATCGCCGGAGCCCGAGGTGCCCTCGGACAGCGCGCGCATTTCGGCCACGGGGGTGTGCTCGCCACGCTTCAGGTAGGTCGCGTAGGCGTTCTCGTACTCGCCGCTGCAGCGGAAGTCGCCGAAACGCGGGGCGCGCTGAGCGGTCTCGCGAGCAGCGGGAGCGCGACGCACTTCGGGCGCGTCCGGGCCCACGTCAACGAAGCCCGCGTCCTTGTCCTTCGCGGCAAGGCCCATCAGCGCGTGGTTGCGCTCGATCTGGCTCTGCACGCTGCGGTACTCGGCGTTCAGCGCGTCGAACTTGGCAGTGTCCTCGGCGCTCATGTCGCCGCCGTTGGCGTTGGCCGCCTCGATCATGTTCTGCATGGCGCGGTAGCGGGCGTCGTTGCCCTCGCGCAGTTCCTTGTAGCCCTTCATGGTGTTGTTCCCTTTCAATGTGCGGCGATCAGCCGCGGTGGATTCCAAATGCCGCGTTCACGTCAGTCAGCGCTCCAGCGCATCGAACCGACACGATGAACGCGACTTCGTTCGTGGCGGCGTAAGTTTCATTCAGTCGCGTCACGCTGATCCCGTTGCCAGCGAACGCGAGCAGGTAGCGAGACAGGTCGGCGGCAACGACAAGCTGCTCTCCAGCCTGTGCTCCGTTAGTCGTGTTGAACTGTGCCGGGCTCATGTCGTAATGCATCCAGGGTCGGCCCCAGATAATGCGATCTCCGACGCTCAGCATGTTCGAGGCCGATCCGGTGCTGCTGGTGCCGAATCCAGTGCCCACGCTGCTGCCAGTGTTTCGGTGCATGGTTGCGTTGAAAATCCAAGTCGCCCGTTCCCAGTAGTGCGGGGCCAGTCGGTCGTCCATGCAAATTCCAAGCGTCGCAGCGAGCACTGCATTTGCAGTTCCCAAGTTGCCAGCGCTTGAACCCATCAGCGTGGTGGTTGTGAGGCTGCGGCTGTAGCGCTTGAGCGTGTTGATGATGCCGTGGCACGCATCGCTGCCCGCGGTGCTCGCCGTGCCGGCGGTCACGCTGTCGTCCTTGTTGCCGAGCAGGATCTGCCGGCTCAGTTCGCGCAGAATGTCCTGCGACGCCTGCTTCACGATGATGTTCTCGACGCTCGCGTCGCCCTGAGAAGCAGAATCCTCCACCAGTTCCCGCGAGGCGCGCACCATGACGCTGATGCGCTTCAGGGTAAAGGTCGAGGTTCCGGTGCCGTTGTTGCTGGTGCCTGGCTGCGTGAATGACGGCACGGTCACCTGCGCCTGGCTGCCGGCTGTCGCGTCGATCAGGGTGCCAGCCTCGCCGGGGTTGTTCTGCACGCTAAATCCGCGCGGAGCGGAGCTGCTGCTGTTTGCTGGCGTGATGATCGGCACGCTGAAGGTGCCCGTCGAGGTGTAGACCTTGCTCACCTGTCCGACGATGCGGTCGTCGCCCATCTCGGCCATGAACATGTTCGAGTAGGTCGTCGGGAACAGAACGGCGCCGCCCGTCGCGCTGCCCTCGCTCAGTGCGCGAGCCTCCACGTCGGTCAGACCGTTGTGCCCGCGGGCGAGGTAGCGCGAGAACAGGCCGCGGTACTCCTCGCTGTTCCGATCCAGTTTGTTCTTCTCCATCGCGTTCTCCGGTTAGCGCCGGGGTGCGACGAAAAAGGCGCACTAGCCCGGCGGTTCGTTGTCTTCCAGTTCAACGTCCGCATGCAGGCCAGTGCGCCACGAGGGCTGCACGGAGGTCTGTCTCGCGCGGTGGTGTGCATGCACTAGGCAGGGGCACCCACGCGCGGCAGGTATTCAATTGGCCGCCATTGTCGCGTCAAAAAAACGCGATGCAAGGGCGGGGGGTCAACGCGGCGGCAGGAGCCGGATCGTGCGGCGCACCGCCTCGGCCTGCGCCTCGCGAGCCTCGACGCTGGTCGCCCGGTTCGCAGGGAAGGTCACGAGCGAGATTTCCAGCAGGTCCGCGTCGAGGATGACGCGCACGGGCTTGTCTGCGCCTTTCTCGTACTTCTCAGCCCGCACCATGAAGCCGAAGCTGCACTGGCTCACCACGCCGCTCTCGACCAGGGCGTGCGCCTCGCGGGCCGTCGCCGTGTCGGGGAGGGTCGCCTCAAAGCCGAGCCCCGTGGCGTCGGTGAACAGGCGCAGGTTGCCGGCGCGCACGCGGGCGAGGGGCTTGCCGGTGTCGTGGTTCCAGAGCAGGGCGATATCGCCGGGCTCCTCCATCGAGCGGGCGAAGGCGTTGGGATCGACCCGCTCCATCTCGCGACCCATGTCGTAGGAGTCCCAGGTCACGGCGTAGCCGCGCACCTTCAGGTCGGCGGCGGGGGCGAGGGTGCCGAGGGCACGGGTTTCAGGCTTCGGGGTTGGCATTGGTGGTCTCCAGCAGGGGTGCGTGTGTGGTTTCGAGGCGCACCATCTCCAGCAGCTCGTCGGCCGCCAGTTGGGGAAGGTCGCGCCAGCCGTCGATCGTTTCGGACAGGGTGCCAATAGCCGTCACCGCGCTGCGAAGGTGGCGGGCGTGTCGGAGCAGGGCCGCGTCGAGCGCCTTCGTGGCGCGCTCCTCGTTGCCTAGGAGGCCGCCCAGGGTGCGCACCGTCGCGCGCAGGTCGTCGTCGATGCAGTCGATGGGCGGCTCCCACTTGTCGAGCTTCGACTGCGTGCGCTGCTTCAGCAGGTAGTCCGACACCCGCTGGAGGTGGCGACGGAAGGCGCCCTCCACCGCGGGACGCACGGCCGCCATCGCAGACGCCGCCGCGCGCGCCGCGTTGAACGCATCAGCGTCTTCCTGCGCGTCGAGATCGACGCTAGGAGCGACCGCCTCGGGCTCCACGTCCACAGACGGGGGCACGCCATCCGATGGCGCAGCGGGCTCGCTCGGCGCTGGAGCGGGCTGCCCGGGCGCCTCGGTGTTCATGGGCAGGCGAATACTGTCTCCACCCTCGACCGCCGGCAGACCTTCGCGCGCGCGGATCTCGTTTGGTGTCAGGATGCCGTTGGTCACCGCGACCGCGTAGGCGGCGTAGCGGGTGCTCATGTCGGCCCGCAGCAGGCTGTCGAAGTTGATCCGGGTGCAGTAGCGCTCGCCGCGCTGGAGGAGCTTGCGGCTGGCTTCCTGCTCCAGTCGAGCC